CATGTGACAGGATCGTAAGCGACGTCCTGTGTGATAGAACATGAAAGTACCCCCACAGCTCCGGTGAGGGCGGCCTTGTTGGCGAAAATCTTTTGCACGTTGTTCAGAAGCGTAGTCATTGTAATGGAAAAAGTTTATAGGTGGTAATAGTGATGTTTTTACATGAAAGCAGCAGCGATGGATGCTCCTGTGGTGACAACGGAAGCTGCCGTTTTAAGCGCCTCTGTGAGTGTCCCAGAAGTCGAATTACCTGGTGCTGCAATTGGTTGAGCGTTAGCGACGCGGTCAACAGCCTGGATGACTTGGTCATTGCGTGGTGGGGCAGGTTTGGCTAACGCGTAAGATGTATCACTAGGATTGGGTGTATATTCAACGCAGTATATAATATCCAGTAAGAATGTTGAGTGTGATGCGGCGCCAGATATGGTGAGCAGTGTGGAGGCCCAATCGGAATCAAAAGATGATACGATGGGGACACGACCAACTTTGGTTGAGCTCGTGATTTCGCCGTTACTATTGAGGAGACTGTACTTTTCATCAGCGGGTGTGGTGATGAAAGTAAGGATTGAAGATAGATCTTGCCATTGATAATCAGAATTGTTGTGCCGTAATAACCCATGCGCGCCAGTGCGTAATGGGATAGTTCGTGTGTCCTGTGAATTGTTGGCTCCAAAATCTAGATTTTGTGTGAAAGATCGGAGCATAATTTGATTTGGTGACCAGACCTCAGTGTGTCCATCGATACTATCTAGCACAGTGAAAGTAGCAACATTTGGTGTAGGTGCTAATGTACCGGTTTGAACAGTGTTAACTCGGATTGAGCCGCTATTGTTGATAGTAGATCCGGTGTATGTGATAGACCAGGCGGCCGTGACAATACGTGATCGACCTGAGTTGAAGACAACTTGGAAATCGTCGTAGGACCCGGCGGTGTCATGTAGTGCGACACCCCCATCAGCCCAACCAGGTAAACAAACAGCGTTGTAAGATGCTGATGTCCATGAATTATAGGTATTCCCGGCAGCGATGTAAGTGTCAGTTGTAGGTGTTTGAAACCACACAGGATAAGGCAAACATGGTGTGATAGCGATGTTCATGGCACCAGTGGTACCCAGTGCGAAAGGTATTTGAACACGATGATCGAGCATAATTTTCCTTGACATCGATCCATCAGGGATCGATGACATCCCACCGTTTGCGTTGAAAGGTGCGACTCGACAGGATAGAAAATCGCGTCCACCGGGTGAGGATTGTACGACGGAAAGCATGGATCGTGGATCAGGGCCGCGTGGTCGCGACGCTATTGAGAAACTACCATAAGGGTTGCGTGGTACGCGTTTTCTACGTAGGGGGATCGGTGCTCGCCGACGCGCTGGGTTAGCCACGCGCGTACGTCGAACTGGTGGGACTTTCCGACGGTTGGCAACCGGGCGACGGCGTGGGTTTTTGGTGATGTTACGGTTGTTAACTATTGTTGTCATAGTATTGGAACGAAGGCTCTAATTAACTGTGGTAAACTAACTAACTAACTTGTTGTGAGATTGAGATTGATAATGAAATTAGTTTTTGGTTGCCGTCTGCGCGACTGGCAATATATCTTTATGGAAGTGGATCATTTGGTCGAAAGTTCTAGGATGGTCCGCTTCTTGGTGTAAGAAACCATAAAGCATTTGCATTTCGGCAGAAGTTGGTACGTAATCGAAAAGTCCGGTGGCGTTATAGTACTGATTGGCGGCAAGACAGGCCTCGTCGAGGTCAGATTGCTGTTGAATCATTTCGAGACCGCCTCGCAATGAGATGATGGTTTCCCGATATTGATGGTAGTCCTTGTAATCTTTGGACAAATATTTGGCCACGCGGCGTAGGGCGTCAGGCACAACCGCCTGTGATAAAATAAATTTACCGGCGAATTCAATCACCGGTGGTTCTTCGTTCTTCAATTGGAGACCATGGTCGGACAACCATTTTGAGGCGAAATCAAAGGTAACGCCG